AGACGATGGAAACATCACTGCACTTATTGATACTGTAGAAGAATCTGGAATGTTAGACACTCTAATGGATGAACCATTACTAATGGCACTAGCTGCTATAGTACTATGTATGGGCGCTTATATCGCTTATACTGTACCAGCTGTTAAATTGTTAGTCTTTAAATATTTAAAGAACAACGAAGCTGAGTTAATGGGTATGCTAGATAAGAATCTATCTAAAGTACAGAAGAAAGCCTTCGAGAAACTAGATGAAACTGCACAAAAGCACATCAAAGATTCATTAGTCAAGAATGTATTAATTACAGCTTGGGATGAAAAAGATGATGAACTTGCAGCATTAGTCAAATCTAAAATTAAGGCAGCACTCGACGAAACCAAGTAATGGACGTTGAGGAATATGAGGAGAAACTTCGTAAGAGGGTGGGAGAAGCTGAGTATGCTAGGCATGCTGAGCTTGTTCGCCTTCTTGCGAGAAATCTCGCTCTTGAAGATGTGCTTTGGGAAGAAATTCTTGTATCTATTCGGGATGTACACGCTCGAACAGAGTTATTGCGACAGAGAAATAGTATTGTACGGGATATTCACACTGAGTTTCGCGCTCTTAATATTGAGATACCTACTGTAACAGAAACAAAATCAGAAGAATTTGCTTCACTTTTAGGAGACTTAGCTAATGACAGCAGTGACGAATGAAACGAAGAAGCTTAACTCAGCAATTTCAGGTGCAGGAGCACATGATTCTAGAGCTTTAGAGGAAATATTCGAAAAGTGTAGAAACGATGAACGCAAGATGACGATTTTAGTTCGTGCATTTTGTGAAGCGTATCTTGTAGACAATGAGAATAGACCCTTAAAGATGCGTCCACTACAAGAAAAGATTGTAGTCACATCATTAACACATCCAAAGAATGGAAAACAGCGTAAAATGGCTATCTTGGCTCCACGGGGCTCTGGTAAATCGTTCGCTCTCTCTATTTCTGCTACTGTTTACATGTTTTTTAAGAGATTTAGAGATTTAGTGTTTATTTTGGCTCCATCAGAGGACCAAGCTTCACTTATATTCAATTATGTATACAGACATTTCGCTGACAATGCATTTTTATCAGGCTTAGTTAAGAATTACAGATTCCATAACAAGCCTAACATAACACTTAAAGGGGGCACAGTTTTGCGTAGAGCTCCCGTAGCTGCATCTAACCAAGGGCAAGCTATACGTGGCCAGCACCCTACATTCTTAATTGTGGATGAGAGTCCACTTATCAGTGATAGGTTGTTCATTGACAATGTAGAGCCTTGTGTTATAGCAAATAAGGCACCTTTTATTAACTTAGGTACCCCGAAAAGTAAAGAAAACCACATGTGGAGGTATTTGTATGACGACGCTTATGCAGACACCTTTACAAGATTAGTGTATACGTGGAGAGATGCTGTAAAGGCTGGTAGAGCCTATTCGCCTCCATATACCGAAACAGAAATGCTTGACAAGATGATGGAATGGGGTGAAGATTCAATTTATTGGAGAACAGAATATGAGTGCGAATTCGTCGAGTCCGTCTCACAAATCTTCAATCCAGAAGCTATCAAAGCATGTAGACAAAGAGGAACCGCTTTCGCGCCTAGAGGAACAGTTTATCCGAATTGTACTGTGGCCGTGGATATTGGTAAATCCGTTAATAGCACTGTTATTAGCGTTTGGGCCGTCGAGAAAGATGCAAAAGGAAATATTGCACGACTTATTTCGTTGGAAGAAATCAATCCTAGAACAGGTGGACACGATATACCATATCAACGTCAACGTATCGTTGACACTGCTAGAGACTTTGGGGCTGAGCGTATTATTATTGACGCTACTGGTATTGGGGGTGCGATTGAGCAGGACATAAGAAAGGCTTGTTATGAAGATGGAAGGCATTTTATACCTTTCGTATTTACAGGAGGCCCAAAGGGTACCAAAACCCAAGCTTACAGAGACTATGTGTCTTTTATACAACAAGGGATAGTAAAAATACCACATCCTAAAGATTTAGAACCGAATGAGGCTAAATTAGTAAACAAATGGATAAGAGAACACTGTGAATTAGAATATGTTATGGATGCAGCTAACAAAACAGAACGAATATCTGCTCCAGATGGTAAACATGATGATTATTGTGACAGTTCAGTGATGGGTATACACGCATGTCTATCCATGATGCCAGCTAGTGCTACCTTTGCGAGCACCAACATAAGTAATAACATGAACAGACCTTCCCAAAATAGAGCCACACCTTCAATATTCAGGACAGGAAAGGGTAGAAACACACTACACAAACGTATCCCCGGAGGATTATGAGCGAAAGCTTTATATACTCTGTTTATATAATAGGAACTGATAGCTATGGCTCTACGTGATTATTTGCCTTGGAATAGGCGTAAATTTGCGGCAGTGGGCTCTAACCCCCCGTTCAAAGCAAACGAACCCCGAGACTTCGGTGCTGGTGTTATAAAACGCATCCAGCTTCAGAAGAACAACGGAATGTTCGGTTCGCAGTTCGAGAAGCAAATAGGAGATGCAAGAACGTACATGAATGTGTACTTAGCTGACCCTATAGTTAGAACACTCATTGATTTACCGTGCCTATACGCTGCTAAGGACGGTTACGATATAGTAACTGATAATGACGCAGAACGTGATAGCATCACTAAATTATTCGACGAAATAAATATTGACCAACTTTTATACGGTTGGTTAAGAAATGGTCGTATCTTTGGTACATCTTATTTGGAGTTTACAGGAGACAACTTAGTTTTAAGGTCTTCTATTAATATGAATGTACAAAGAGCAGACAACGGTCAAATAATGTATTATTACCAAGATTTAGGTAATGAAGGAGATTCCGTAAGGTTTGAAGAAAATGAAATTATCGAATTTAAGAATAACACCTTCGATGATTTCGCTTATGGTCTTTCTGACATCCATCCAATTCTGTATTTGGTTGACCTTAAAGATTATGCAGAACGGGATATCGGTACTGCTCTCAACAAATACGCTAATAGTCGGTTTGATATTAGCTGCGGACTTCCCGATATGCCTTATAATGCTGACAAAATTAACGAAGTGGTGGACGCATTCAACGGATTAGAACCCGGTGAAGATATTATACATGGTAATGATATTACAGTTAAAGAATTACAAGGTACACAACGAGCTTTTGAATATGGTAAGTACACAGACGATATATTAAAAAAGATACATATAGCTTTAAAGGTACCAATTACAATGTGGGAAAAGCCAGAACAGGCAAGACCTATTTTTGAACCTTATGTTAAACATTTACAATCAGCTATTGAAGCTGCTCTTAATTCACAATTGATGCCACAGTTAGAAAGTGGCAACGCAAGATTTAAGTTTAGACAAATCAACGTAGACGATGCATTTGTCAAAGCAAAGACTGATATGGTATACCTTTCAGAGGGAGTTCTTTCACCCGGTGAAGTAAGGATGGAACGTGGTTTGAATCCAGATGGAATAGCTGAAGTACAGGAAACAGCAGAGAATGTAAATCTATCTGGTGGAAAAAACCAAGATAAGAAAGAAGAGTCCGCAAGGACAGAAAACAGGGATGGCAACAAACCATCCGCAAATATAAAGGGGGACAGAAAGAATGAGTAAAGACTATGCATATGAGCATTGTTTATTAGAAACAGCTCCACGATTAAAAAAGCGTGGACATGAGAACTATGAAAAGCTTGCATCTAATTTATGTAGAATGCGAGTGGACACTATGCCAGATGAAGAAGCTGGCCGACAATTTGCAAGTAACGATAGTAACGTAGAAGGAACTAAACGTACATTTGCAATGGAAGTGTTTGGAGACGTAGCTCTTGTTGACGATTATCATGAATTTCCGGTCATTGCGATAACATCAGGCCCCCATGATGAAGAAGGTGACCAAAAGGTTTATATAGAACCCAGTATCCTAAAAGATAATATAGAATCTTTCAATGAGCTCCCAGTTTACTTTAACCATCAACGTACACCCGACGATTTGTTGGGCATGGCTATCAACCCAGAATACGTAGAATTAGAAGATGGTTTACAAGCTGTAAAGCTTATGGCACGCATCCACAAGGATGCAATGAAAGCAAATGAAGTGTTGGAAA